TGTGTATCTTATGTCCGTGCGGTGCTGCCAAAAAAAGAGCGTCAACAATAGGCTTTGCGTTTTTAGTTAGTATTCTGCCTGTTTGCTTTTTAGATGTTTGACTAACTAAGCGCAAATCTTTTATTAATTGATTTACTTCGTTTTCTAGTGACATTTTACCTCGATGATGAACAATGAATTTTATAACGCCCTGTTATCCGTTCTTTTTCAATACTGTTAATGTCAAAAAACATACTATCAAATTTTATCCGATCCGAAACAAGTATATCCGTTGCCCGTATTTCAAAAATTATTGAACGAGTGTAAACATTTATACCTTCGTCGTAATTTTCGCCCGCGCCTGTTAGTGGGTATGTAACCGCCGCCCAAACCGTTAACAACTCCGTCCAAGTTTCTGCCTTTTCGGCGTATGCGTTTTCTGTTATCGTTTTGCGCTGGATGCATATTTCACTATCTAGCGTTCCAATGGTCTCCTTTTTTTTACGCTGCATTATACGCCCTGATTTACGACATAAGGAGAAAGGAGTATTTCGGCTGCTGTGGGTAACTGCTTTACGGAGTCCATTCTATTTTCGTACATGTCGGCACAAACTAGCATTATTGCAACCTTAATATCCGGCGGTATTTCGCATTCCGTAAAACCCGCCGTGTATGTTATTGCTATGCTGTGCGGTGTAACATTGCCCGCAAACTCTAATCCTTCTGGTGCGTACACCCTAGGCTTGTTTGTGTCTTTAACCAAAGTCCAATCCGATGTTATTGCAAATTCCGCTGTTAGGTTGTCCACTGTGTTACATGTTATGCTTGTTACCGCTGTGGCGTTACCAATTGCAAGTGAAAAAAATTGTTTATTGTCCATTGTCGTAGGACTAAAAAACACCTGCTTAGACGTTCCGCCTGCCAACAAAAGACGCGTGTAATTTTCCACGTACCGCGTTGCTGCTTTTATATAAACCTCTATCAAAGAGTCTTCGCTATTGCCAGTTACGCGCAAATGTTTTTTCATGTCATCTACTGAAAAGATAACATCATTACCGTAATTGATTTTTAACGAAGACTCTTGATATTGATACATGTAATTATCGCTTTTCTATTTTAGCGGTGTCGCGCATGGCGCGTTCTGCTTGATCGCCTTTAACCTCGGTAGCAAGTTCGCCCTTAATTAAATCTTTAAGGTGTTCAATAACAACCGCGTCGTTACTTTCTACCGTTTGACCGCGACTATACACAAAGTCACTACCAGCGCACGATTCAACTATTAATACTTTCATATTATGCCTGAACTAGGTGTTTTACAGCGGTGGTATCAAACAGTTCACCGTCCCAGCGTGCGTGCGCGTAGAAACCAACTTCGCCAGTAGCCATGTGTAGTGCGTCGTTTCTCAAAATGGTCATATCTTTAGCGATACGAACGTTGTATTTTGAAAAATCACCGAAAAGAACGGTTCGTGTTGCGGTTGCGACTGTTGAAACCATATCTTGATTAACCCAGTAAGGGAAACCATTGATTGTAGCAGGTGCGCCGTCGCGGAATGAAGGCTGCCATGTACCCGCGCCCATGTTAGTTGCGGCTAATGACAATTTTTTGATGACGGCCAAAATTTTGTCGTTCATCATATACCCGCACGTTGGCGAAGCACGATAGGCAGGGTCAACCTCATGTGAAAGGTCGATCAATTCGCCTAATGTAATAGCGGTTGCAGATGCCGCCGTCCTTCCCAATGTTGAAGCAACTACGATACCGTTTGGATCGCCCGTACCATCACCCAATGTTAGGGTATCGTTTGCGGCACGGCCAAATGATTCCGAAAACGCGTCTTGGAACTCGGCCAAAATATCAAACTCGCTATCCTGCAAAAGTTCGTACGAAATTTTGAGCGCGTCGGTGTACTTATACGCATCCATTACGATCTGCGTGTAGGTAATATCCTGCACCGCAATAGAGCCGCTTTCTGCTGTCTTTACTGCTTTTCGGCCTGTGGTATTGCGTGATGGGAATGTAATTTGCCCGCCTGTCGCTGTAAAGCGCACCTTTGCAACCTGCAAAACGCCGCTATACAATTTCATCAATTTGATGATCTCGTTTTGAAGCAAAACAGGCACAAGAAAACCGCCCAATCCAGCCGTTCCGCTGATCTGCGTTGCCGTGCCGCGCTTTTCAACTGCCATTGATTTATAGATGCGTTGTTCCGGCTCGCTCAGAGCGTCAAAGCCTTGATGCATTGCACGGGCGAAAATTTCCAATTTCTCCTGATTTTCAGCCTCTTTTGTGCGCTTTGCTTTTGCTGTGCCGTTTTCTGCCTCCTGCTTTTCGCGCTCTTCCATAAAATCTTCGGCTGATTGCTTTTCGATTTTAGAAACTTGCTCGGCGCGTTGCAAAAGTTTGTACGTTTCGGCTTGGTCTTTTTCAGCGCGACTGAAAAGGTCGTCTAATTCCTTTGACCGCGCCTCGGTTAATCCGGGTTTGCCTAATTCGGTTACCGCCTCTTGCATGGCTACCAATGCAGCGTCATGCTTCTGTTTTAATTCCCTAAAATTGGGTAGTACTGACATAGCTTAATTTTTATTTATTGCGTTAATGTGTTGCCTTTCGCAATAGCCATGCGGAGGCGTATATTTCTGTTATTTGTGTCCCGTGTGCTTGCTGTTGTTTCGTCGGGTGTTTCGCTTTCGGGGTTATCGCTTTCGGGGTTATCGCTTGTATCTACTTCAATCTCAATTTTTACCTTTGCGCGTTCGTCAAGTTGTCTAACGTTGCCCAAAAAAGCATTTCTTTCTTCAATTAGGCTGCGGGCTTCACTTGTTGCGCTTTGGTACGCCGGAAAAGTGACCGGAGAAACGTCATACAATTTGCCGCCTTTTACTAATTCTCTAATATCTACTTTCCCGTTTTCGTAGGTCATTCTAGTAAGGGTCACTTCGTCAACAATGCCCGCCAATTCCGAACGATCAACCTCGCGCCAAACCGATGACGTTACGGTGAACGCAAAAGACGACTGATAGATATAACCACCACTTACCTCCTCGTATGTGTCGCGGCCTACCTGCGTATCTGGTACAATTGCTTCGTAGTCGTAGCCGTCGGGCGTGTCTTTTAGCGTTAACGTTCCGTTTGCTGTGCGACCTAAAATCAAGTTCGGGTCGTGGTTTTTGAGTGCAGCCGTTTGCGTTGTGTCTATACCATCAAAAAAACCGCGACGCACTACCTCCAAATGCCAACCCATGTCGGTATATTTGTCATATACGGACGCTAGGCCACCGATAACCTTTTTCGGTTTTTCGCCGTCCATGCGTTGTTCGGATCGGTGCTTAATATCAAAAAATCGAACATTGATATTTTCGCCCGTTTCTTTATTTTCCCTATTAGTTTGTGCCTTGCGGTATTCCATTGTCTGTATCGTTTGCGCCCGTTGCCACCGGGTCATTATTTTGTGTTGTCGGTTCGGGTGTTACGCCCACTTCTACCATGTTTAACGGTCGATAGTGCGCTTTACCCAATCCGTTGGGTAATTGATTTAAGTTATCTAATGCCCGCGCCTCATCTATGTTGTAAACTCCATTTTGGAGCATCTTAACCAAATATTCGCCACGTGCCGCCGTGTCACCTCTCAAAAGACTATCAAGGTTGTATCTATAAAAATACTTTCCTTTGTCCGATTGCCTTAAAATACGGCGGTTCATTTCCGTTTCTCTTAATTTTACCTTTGGCCTTACCAGGTTTTGCACAAACTCAATTGCCTGTTGTTCAATGTTGCTGTACGTGCTGTTTGTCATTTCTGCAATTAGGTGTGGAGGCACTCCGTAAATTCTGCAAATATCTAGCACACTCATTTTTGATGCTGCGATATATTCCGCATCCTTTGGAGACATTGAAATTTGTCTATACTTCATTCCGCCGCCCAAGACAGGTATGGCCGCCGTGTTTTTGTAGTCCTGTAAAACAGAAAGGAAAGACCGCCTTAGTTCTGCGATCTGCTCCGTTTTTAACGCCGCCTCGCTTTCAATTATACCCTTAGCGTACCCGCCATTTTTGTACATATTTGCGGCGTATTGGTTTGCCGCTATTGCCATTCCAAAAGTTTCACGCGCTGCCTGTAACGGGCTTTGGCCTATCAGGCCGTCATCTGAAAAGTTTTTAAAATGCAGTATTTCCCAATCGTGTACAATTTGATTCCTTCCCTCTATGTCGCTATATTGGTAGTATAGTTTTTTATCCTTTAAAAACGGTTTTACACAATCTGGGTGCAAAATCTCCATTTTAGAAATTTTGCCAAAACGCCCAAAGTAAAGACGGGTGTAAGAATTGCCGCGCAATGATAAATGCAGTTCGCTTGTGCTGTCGAAAGTAAAGCGGCTGTATAAATCGTTTGGCTCTAAACACGGTATAATATACTCCGGCGTATCCGTCACCTCTCTTGTATCGCCATTTGGCAGCCTTTCATAAAGTCCCAAATGTAACGAGGCGATTGTGTTGGAAATAATCCTACAACACGCATAAACGGCACTAATAGAAAGAGCGGCCTCTGGTGTAACGTTTACGCCTGAAAGAGACTGGTTACCGCCTCCAATCCAATCAATAAACCATTGTTCGGGATTTTGCAGGGTGCTGCGTTCCTCAATTTGCGGCTGTTGCTGTATTGGAGCATACCCAAAACTTCCTAATATTTTTTGTACTACGCCCATGTTTGCACAAAGATGAGGCAATAAGCAAGCCAAAAGGATATATTTTTGTTAACTGTTGGGTTAACGTGCTGTATTATTGTGGGTGTTGCTTATCTTTGCGGCTTAATTATTAAAACTTTTATAAAAAAATGAACAAAGAGAAAATTAAGGAAATGCTAAAAGAAGCGGCGTTCTTGACCAGTGAAGAGCGCGTATTTTTGACAAAAAAGTTGATAAAGTGGAATGCCAGCGACATGAGAGTGCAGGCTAACGCGATTGATCGGCTTGCCAGTGAATTGGATAGTGCGGGCGATCGTATAAATAGGTTGCGCATTGAGTTGGCTGACATTAAAGCAAAAGAGGCACTTAGCACACTAAAATATGCAGAACGAAAACTAAAAGAAAACGGCGGAATGGCTGTTTCTTGGAATGAATCAGAAAGTCGCGACGCACACGCATGGAATAGAGACGATGAAGGATTTAATATTTTAAAAGAGGCTGGTCGTGCTGCTGCCAAAAATATAGACAAAATGATAATAAAAGAGCCATAACACGTTACCGCGCATGGCTCTCCAAAAAAAATGAAAACAATTTCTATTACACTTCCTATTCTTTACAACTAATCACATCTATACCATTTTAGTATAAAGGCGTTAATCCTGTCTTTGCGGGTAAAGTATTTTTTATGTAGCCTATTTTTCTTGTTGGCTCTTATTTTTTTATCTGCCTTGTATTGCCTTTCTTCGCCGGGTCGCATAAGCGTATCGCCAACAAATTTAAAAATCTTTTCCTGTTTCATTTCATTCTTTACGGTTCTTTTGGTTTTATAACTAAGTCATGCCCGACAATACTACCTTGCAAATTTATTTCTTCTTTGCCCTGCATTAATTCTGCCAACTTTTTGCCCGGTACTGTATATCCTACGTAGTGGCCGGGCTGCTTTTCCTTGAAAACAATCATAGTTGCTTGCTCAATTAAAATGCCACCGTTTGCTAGTTTCTTTTTTTTCTTTTTCATAACTTAAACGCTTTTTGAATAAATTTAAAAACAGGCTCTATCACAAGTCTTGCAACCCTCTTTAGATGCCAATTTGCAGCAAACCTGCTATACATAAGCGAGTTTTTCATGTAGTATTTTTGATCTTGTGTTAGTTCTGAAAACTCGGGCATTCCTTCGTATTTACCAAAGATGTCATTGTAGTATTTTTCAAAAAAATCTTCTTTCATTTATTTTTCTTTTTCATCGGTCGTTACAGATAATTTGCACGTGCGGCTATGTGTAAACGCGTCCACTTTGATTGGCTCACCAAATTCAAATACCCGTTTTAGGTGTTCAATCGGAATATCGTCAATTATTTTATGTGCCAAATCCCTACAAATACGATCGTCTGCGTTGTCGCCTAGTGATTCATACCCTATGTTTGACACGTGTACCTTTGCTACAAAATATTCCATACAATAAAACTGTTTTTTATTTTTACCCCACAAAGATACTAACTATTGGTTAACTTCAACTTATTTAACCGCTTTATTTTTTCACGCCTCGACATTGATGCCTTAAACGTCTCATATTTGACGTATTGCCTACTGCCAGTCTTTAAAACCATGTCGGCCTCGGCTCGTAAATAACAAGCGTATCGAATTATATCGGGTGTCTCTTTTACCTTTTCCAAGTAAAGCGACATAAATAATTCCGTCCTTTCGTTTCTGTTCATATTGTCTTAATTATAAAATTGCGAATAAAACATCGTTGCCTGTATTGCCCCGGTGTTCCGCCCATTGACCGCCCGCCATAACAGCCGCAACCGCTGCGTCTATCTTTTCAGAACTTGCCCCTTTGTCTAATCGGGCGTTATCCTGAGCAGACTTAACAACCTGCGCGTTAGATATACACCATTTTAAAATTGGATCGTTGCCATGTTCAAAAGACTTTGATAAAGCCAACCTTTCAAACTCATTAACGGCGGGCGACATTATCGAGGGTGTTTGCTTAAACATTTCCATTTGTACGCCTTCCTCAATCAAATCCGTAACCAATTGCGTGGACTTATACGGGTCATATCCAATACTGTGAATGGCGTATATTTCAGATAGTTCGAGTATCTTTTTTTTGATAAAACTAAAATCTGTTACGTTGCCTGGTGTTAGCATCATATAGCCGCTTTCCGCCCATTCGATATAAGGAACGGCATCTAATTCCGCCCTTTTGTACGCCGTATCTTCGGGGCAAAAAGACCACGATAGTAACTTGATGCGTTCGCCTTCTTTTTCAGGCGGAAAAATCAATACAATAGATGAAAGGTCAGATACTAACGCCAAGTCTAAGCCACCAAAACACGTACGGCCTTTTAAACTTTCGCGTAACTGCTCAACGGTTGCGCCCTCGGTGTTTGCTTTCCACACGTCGGCTGCTAGCCATTCACTATGCGCCCGCAACCATACATTTAAATTTTTCCTTAGAAAGTTGTTTTTAAAAGATATACCCTGCGATATTGCGCGCTGGTAGTCGTCCCGTAAATTTTCAATTATTACCGTTTGACCTAGTGACGGGTTTGGCTTTTGCCACATCTTTTCATCCTCCCAATCGTCCCCTTCGTCCAAATCAAAAATAAAAGGGAGTGTGCCGCCCAATGACACAACCTCATCCAATCCCTGTTTACAAAACTTTTCAAACTGAGCGCACGGGCTGTCTGGGTTATCTCCCGCCGTTGTTATTATCCACGTCATCGGACTGTGACGGCTAACCATTCCAGATTCAACGACGTTTAACATTCCGTTTGTTTTGTGGGCGTGGTACTCATCACATAGGCCATAAAACGGGTATGCTCCATCTTCGCCTTTGCTGTCTTGTCCTAGATATGTAGTAAATGAACTACCCGAACGGCTTACGATGCGGTATTGCATCACCCGCGCCATTAAAGCAAAAGCCGGACTATGTGCGGCCAGTCGCGTTGTCATTTCCTTTTGCCTGTCAAAACCTTTTGCTGCCTGTTCTTTTTTGGTTGCGAACCAATATATTTCTGCATCCTCGGTGTGTGGGTCAAAGAATTGACCGTACAAACCTATACCCGCCATCCATTCGGTTTTACCATTTTTACGGGCAACTTTTATATAAATCTGTTTGTATCTACGAAAGTCGTTTTTTTTATCAATTATCCACTCGCCCCTAATATTGTGCGATTTTCTTTTCCATCCATAAGCGCACCACATTACCATTGTTTGCCAGTCAAGCAAATTAAAAAACTCCTTACTACCCTTTGCAAATTGTAAATTATCAAAAAGGGTAATCGGGTGCATGGCCGCATCTTCGTCAAAGTAAAACGGGAACGATTTATCTTTGACCTTTTCCAAATCGGAAAGGTGCATCTTAACCGCCTTGACTACCCACGACGAAACAACGCTTTCGGGGTTTAGGCAGAAATCAACATACCGCTTTACTTTGTCTTTTGCACTCGTCAAAATCCTATTGCTTTTTTAGTAGGTCTTTTAGCGGGTCGTTTGGTTGGCTATCTTTTACACCTATGCTTGTCCTGTGTAGCGGTGAAAACCCTAATGTTTTGGATAAATTCAGCATGTTATTTAGTGCGTCCGTCTGCATTTTGATAAGTGGGTTTATCATTATTGTAGTGCCGTTGTTTGTGTCGGTAATAAGGTCGTCATTTGCCATTTCCTTAACCGCCCGGTCATAAATGTATTTTTGTTGGCAGAACAATTCCAGTAAAACAAAATCGGCGTGTG